GGTGACGACATCACGTCGTTCGACGCGATCTCGCCCACCGTGCGCCTGCAGAACCGCGCACAGATCTCGCGCAAGACGGTCATCATTGCCGGCTCGCTCGAGAGCGTGGACAAGGCTGGTCGTCGAAGCGAGATGGCCTACCAGGTCGCCAAGCGGGGCAAGGAGCTCAAGCGCGACATGGAGGCGATCGCCCTGTCGAACCAGGCGGCGAGTACGTCCGGCACGCGCAAGACCGCAAGCCACCTGGCGTTCATCAAGACCAACACCAACATCGAGGGCACCGGTGCGGACCCGGTCTACACCAGCCTGCCCGACGATCCGCGTACCGATGGTGCTCAGCGTACGTTCACCGAAGCCATGCTCAAGGACGTGATGCAGCAGACCTGGAGCGAGGGCGGTAATCCGTCGATGCTCATGGTCGGCCCGGTGAACAAGCAGGTCGTGTCCGGGTTCCCGGGCATCGCCGAGCAGCGCTTCCAGGCGAGCGGCAACTCGCAGACCACGATCATCGGTGCCGCGGACGTCTATGTGTCCGACTTCGGCAACTTGAGCGTGGTGCCCAACCGGTTCCAGCGCGAGCGTGATGCGCATGTGCTCGATCCGAGCCACATGAAGATCGCCTTCCTGCGGAACTTCCGGACGGTCCCCTTGGCGAAGACAGGTGATGCCGAGAAGCGGCTCATGCTTGCGGAATGGGGCGTGAAGATCACCAACGAGAAGGCCCACGGCCTGATCGCTGACATCAACGGCTGACCGGAGTGGGGCGGGGGATAACCCCGCCCCTTCTTTTCCATGGGCAAGCGCGTATTCGATCGCGAAGAGCAGTCGGGCACGACCGAGTACTTCTACTACGACGACAGGGCAGACACCTTCACGATCGAGACCGAACAGGTGGTCGAGGATCTCGTCGAGTCGAACAAGCGGTCGTTCAACGACAGCTCACAGACCTGGCAGGGCGACATGCACCGTGTTGCGAGCATCCCGATGAATCTCTATTGGGATCTCAAGCAGCGTGGCATTCTCGACGACCAGGAGAAGTTCAGGAAGTGGTTGAACTCCCCGGAGAACCGCTACTTCCGCACGCGTCCCGGGAGGGTGTAGCGCATGATTACGAACTACACGGAACTCCAGCAGGCAGTTGCTGACTGGCTGAACCGATCGGACCTGGACACCATCATTCCGAGCTTCATCACGAATGGCGAGGCGCGATTGAACAAGCGTGTGCGTCATCGCGAGATGGAGTCGACGGCCGCGCTCACGTTCGACGTCAACGGCGAGGCGGATGTGCCGAGCGACTACCTCGAGTGGAAGCTGTTGGCTCTGGCGACGACGCCGGCGGCACGACCGGAGTTCGTCTATCCGGACTCGCGTGAGTTCCTGTTTCGGTTTCGCCCGTTCTCCGTGCCGCAGTATTTCACGGTGATTGGTGACAAGGTCAAGATTCAACCGGCGAAGGACGTGGGCGGAACGTTCTATTACTTCGCACAGCTCCCGGCGCTGTCCGACACGACTGCCACGAATTGGTTGCTCGATCGTTCGCCGGAGACGTACCTCTACGCGAGCCTGGTCGAGGGTGCGCGGTTCCTGCGTGACGAAGAGTCGCTGCGAGCCAACGCGGAGCTGCTGAACGCGGCGATCACCGAGCTCAATGACGAGAGCCGCGCCAGTCGACGCTCCAGGCAGCCGGCACCCGATCCGGCACCGGTGTCGCAGAAGACCCAGGAGCAGTTGCAGTGACGTTCACTGAGCTCAAGGAGGCGGTCGCCAATCACTTCGTCACGACGGAGCTGGTGCCGTTCATCCCGACGGCAATCGAGATGGCCGAGGCCGAGCTCAATCGCCGGCTGCGCGTGCGCGATATGCAGGCACGTGCCTACGCGACTCTGGACGGGCAGTTTCTGGCGCTGCCAACCGATTTCAACGCGGTCCGGTCGGTCTACATAACAGGCGATGACGGGTATCGGCTGTCCTACATCACGCCCGAGCAGTTGCGTTACGACAAGCGCAGGCTTCCGGACACCGACGAGCCGTGCAGCTTCACGATACTGGGCGACGAGATCGAGGTCGTGCCGGTGCCGGGCACTGCGGTGGAGTTGGAGATCCTCTACTACCGCCGGCTCGAGGCGCTTGGTGACAGCAACCCCGAGAACTGGTTGAGCAAGACCAATCCCGATCTCTACCTCTACGGCACGCTCCTGCAGGTCTCGCCGTATCTGCACAAGGACGCGCGGATTGCGACGTGGCGACAGTTCTACGAGTCTGCGCTTGCCGAGATCAACGTGCAGAGCGAGCGTGCCGAATTCTCCGGTGGTCCGCTCAAGGTGCAGACAAAACCCCTGTAACAGGTAGGAGGACGGGTCGATGGGGCAGCTATTCGTGCCGACGCAGACGTTCGAGGCCGAGGTCAACGGCAACACGAATCGCTATCTGAAAGGACAGCGATACACTGTCCACGACACATCGCAGCACAAGGACCTGGCCAAAAAGGTGCAAGAATGGCATGGCGAGGGCAAAGTGAAGATCATCGGCCACACGGCAGGGCGATCCGTGCCGACGGCTGTACGAGTAAACCAGTAGCAAAGAGGTAAGCAGCAATGGCTATTACACATGCGACGGCGGCACGTAACGCGATGGCCAATACGGTCGACGATCAGGTCAACGCGGGTAGTACCGATGTGACGGGCGACTTCGTGTTGATCGAAAGCGCGGGGCCAACTGATCTCATCAGTTTTGCTCTGCAGGATCCGGCCTTCGGTGCCGCTTCGTCAGGCACGATCACGTTGCAGGGCACGCCAATCAGCACGACTGCGGATGCTGCGGGCACGGCCGACACGTTCGAGGTCCGCGACCGTGACAACACCATGATCTACACGGGCACCGTAACGGGTACGGGCAGTGGCGGCGATGTGGAGATCGACAATACCAGCATCGAGTCGGGCCAGAGTGCGGAACTGAGTTCGCACAGCTATACAGCGGCGAGCTAAGCCGTGGTCTGGGTGACGTTGGCGTTTCTGGCCACCGCGCTGGTGGTTTACTGGTGGGGGCCGGATTGATGGCAGACCAAATAGTGATCGTCGTCAATGACTTCACGCTGCGGGCGGAGATCGAGGAGGTTTGATGGCATTCATTCTGCAAGTCCACGCTACGTTTGAGGCGCAGGCCGACGCGCAGGACGCTTACGATCAGATCCGGGCGCGGGCGCAGAATGCATCGGTGGCCCGTATCGGTGAGGCGGGCGAGCGCTCTAGCCATTCGCTGTATGGTGAGGAGCAAGCCGACGGTACGATTAGCATTATCGCGCGCTGGCACCTTGACGATTTCGGCATTCTGCGCGACGGCGAGCCTGATCCGAATGACCCGCCCGCTTGGATCGAGCCAAGCGGATCGCAGGACGCCTATCCGCTAACTGACGTGCGCGGTGATCCGGTGCGTGTCGCGCATAGCGGCCAAATCTGGCAGAACAACACCGATGCGAACACCTGGGAACCGGGTGTTGCAGGTTGGGATGCGGTCTGATGAGTTTGCCGCTGCGTCCGCCGCCCGAGTTCGCTGATGGCGGATATTGGTATGTAATCCAATCAGATTCCGTAGACACGGAGACTACGTTTCTACGTGCCTTTGCTGCGTGGCGCGGTGTGGTGGATAGTATCGAGTATGCGGCGATTCGCACGCCCGATCCGGTCGACGGAATAGACGCGGTAGATGTTCTGGCAGCTCGCGTTATTGAAGCGGCGGTACGTGAAGGAACGTTGTTGATGCAGCGTAAGCCGTTTGCGCGTAACGGAGGGCGCTGATGGCCCAACATTCCTGGAATTGGTCCGACAGCCCCTTTGCGATTGGTCAATCGCCCCCCGCCGATCACGTCGAATGGGGGAAACGCCCTAGTGATTACGAAATTGCGAGTGCGCCAGACGGGCAGTGGAACGCGACGTCTCGCGGAGGTGACGTCGTTGAGATTCTTACCGGCGGGCTTAACGAAAGTGAGACCGTTTTCCTCTACACGTCTGGTCTTGGCGCGACAATTGAGTCAGAGGGGCCGGATTTCGAGGCCACGATGCGGTG